TGTCAGAAGGAGCCGAGCGTCGAGGTTCACCACATCGTGCCGGTCGCAATCGACCCAAGGCTGAAGCTCGACCCGCGAAACCTGATGGCCGTGTGCCGAAGGTGTCACGAGCAGCTCGAGCACGGCAAGTAGACCCCCCCGGCATGGGTGGGGGGGTACCCCCTGAGGACCGGGCACCGCGTTGTGGGACCGTCGAATCCGAACCATCCACACAGGCACCCAGTACCGATCCCGTATGCGCGCGCTCCCTAGATGCTTCATCGGTGGCGGCGGCGCATACACCCGCTGAAGCATCTGCTTCACTGGCGCGGGCGGACGAGTACGCCCGTGGATGCGTCGACGGGACGGTGCCGGCGCCGCGTCGCATCCGGGCGGCGGCCTCGAGGTACCTCGCCGAGCGGTCGGACCCGCCGGCGCACGGGGTGGCGTGGAACCCGGCCGAGCTGGACGCCTGCGTCCAGCGCATGACCGTCATGGGGCTGAAGCTGATGCCGTGGCAGCTCTTCGCCCTGGCTGTCCTCCTCGCTCGCCGGCGGTCCGATGACGGGACCCCGGCGACGCGATATCTCCTGATCGCACTGGCCCGAGGCGGCGGCAAGACCGGGCTGGTGACGCACCTGTTCGAGTGGCTGCTGTCGACCGGTGATGACCTCGAGTGCGCGTGCGTCGCCACGCAGCAGGAGAAGGCGAACATCATCCACGGGCGCATCCACAAGCTCCACCGCGGCGAGGAGCGGTGGCGGTTCGTGGGCGGCGGCGGGGCGACCTCGGTCGGGCTCGTGGAGCACCGCAAGGCGACGCTGAGGGCTATGCCCTGCACGGACAACGCCATGGACGGCATCACGCCACGGCTGGTGGTGGCCGACGAGGCGGCGCGCATGGACGCGGCGATCCTGCGGGCCATGTCGAGCGTCACCAAGACCCCGACTGGTCAGATGCTGTTCATCACGACACCGGACCGAGAGCAGAAGAGCAGGGAGCTGTGGCCGTACTGGCAGGCCTGCGAGGTCGCCCTCGACGGCGGCGAGCCGCTCCCGGAGGGCTGGTGGGCGCTGCTCTGGGGGATGGACGCGGATGACGAGCCTGACTCGGACGTCGCGGTGCAGCACGCGAACCCCTCGGCGGGCGTGCTCGTGTCGATCCGTGACATCCGGACCAAGATCCGTACCGCGCTGGCGACCGCCGACCCGAAGGCGCGGGAGGAGACCTGGCTGCAGGAGCTCGCGACATTCACCGATGACCTCGCCGGCGCGCTGCCGCTCGAGCTGCTCGACCGGGTCTCGGTGGACGAGGATTGGGAGATGCTCGCCGGTGCGCCCGGCGTGGTTGCGGTCGACTTCAGCCAGGGCGGATTCGCCCAGGGCAGCCAGTGCGACCTGACCAGCATGTGCGTGGCCGTCTGGGACGGTGCGAAGATCCACACGCAGGGCTACCACTGGTGGGCGGGGACGGACATCCTGCACGACGAGCGCCGGACAAGGCAGCCGCTCAGCCGGTGGGTGGCTGACGGGCACCTGACCAACTGCGGCGGCCCGACGATTGACTTCGACGCCGTCGAGGCGCGGCTGGTCGACATCTGCCGGCGCTTTGAGATCCGGGCGTTCATCGCGGACCCGGTCGGCAAGGCGTCTGCGTGGGCCGCGCAGATGGAGCGGAAGCATGGTTGGAAGTGGCACAAGGCCCCACAGACCATCGTCTGGATGGGCGGCGGCTGGGCGATCTGGAGCGATTGGATTCGCTCGGAGCGCGTCCGGTGCAGGCCCGACCCGGTGCTGCGGGCGTGCCTGGCGTCCGCCCGGCTCTACGTGGGCCTCACGGGGCTTGCGATGCCCGTCAAGCAGCGCAGCACGAGCAACATCGACGCAGTCACCGCGCAGGTCATGGCCGCCCGTGTCCTGCACGACCTTGAGATCATGGGCGGCAGCATGTACGAATCACAGCCTGGATTCTGAAAGGTGGCAGCATGACGGACAATCGGTGCAACCCAGACCTCAGCAAGCTCTCCGCAACGCTGGTACAGCAGCAGCGAGAAATCGAACGCCTCACCGCCGAGCGCGACGAGGCGAGGCGGATGTATTGCGGGCGGGTATCCCGCGATGTGCAACCTGATGCGTTTGATATTGCGAAGAACCACGGTTGGGACTGCTTCCCGCAGGAGGACGACAAGTGAAAGCCATGCCATACATGAAACTGAATCCGCACCTACCGGAGATCATCGAAGAATTGCGGGACGAACGCTACCGTCCGCACCCACGCGACATTCGAACAGCCGTGGACGAACTGGAGAGCATGGCAAGACGGATCGACGCGCTAGAGGAATTGACGGAACGCCTCACCGCCGAGCGCGACGAGGCGAGGCGGGAGCTGTGCCGCTGGAGTTCTTTCTATTACGAAGAACACATTGATCTGAACGCAGGGCCTCCGCGTGAGCGGGATCTAGAAGAAGCGGAACGGCGCGGCTGGGACTGCTTCAACGATCAAGCAGACTCAAAGTAGCGTCACAGTCTGCACAATCTGACGCCGCGCGCATTCCGTGAATGCTGCGAGTCTGCCGCGCCCCTTGAATCGCGCGGCGACTGCCCGAACATGGCGGGATGGCGTCGTGGCTCGGCCGCTTCTTCCGTTCGTTCACCACCAACGCGGTGGTGGTGTTCGATACGTCGAGCCTGCAGAACCTGAGCGTCGACCTGCTCGGCGTGCCGTCCATCGTGCGGGCGATCAACCTGATCGCCACCGACTCGGCCCGGCTCGACATGACGGTCACGCGCCGGGACGGCTCCGTGGTCGAGGACTCGCCGGCCGTCGAGCTGCTGAAGGGTGACAGCGCGTCGTTCCTCAGCGGCTTCGAGCTGCGCCGGTGGATCGCCACCAGCGCGCTCACGCACGGAAACGGCTTCCTGTTCATCCGCCGCGACCTCACTACTGGCGCGCCGGTCGCCCTGGACCCCATCGACTCGAGCGCGGTCACCGTCGAGCTCAACGGGACGCAGGCGCGCTACAGGATCAACGACCGTGCGGTGGATGACGCAAACCTCATCCACATCCGCGCCCTCACCGATCCCCTCTCGCCGTGGCTCGGGGTGTCTCCCGTTATCCAGTGCCGCCGCGTCCTGTCGACCCAAGCCATCCTCGACCAGGTTGCGGAGGAACTCGCGAAAACCGGCTTTGTCGGAAAGCTCGCCGTGGAACACCCCGGGCCACTGACGGCGAACGCCCGCGACCAGATGCGGACGAAGTGGGCGGAACAGCACTACGGCGGCGAGAAGGTCGCCACGCCCGCGTTCTTCGGCGAGGGCATGAAGGCGGCGCAGCTCGCTGCCGACGCCGCCAGCCGGCTGTTCGACGCGAAGCGCATGGGCGTCGAGGACGTCGCCCGCGCCTTCGGCATCCCGCCGCAGCTGCTGTGGCAGGGCGAGGGACGCAGCCAGCCCGAGGTCGCGCAGGCCTACGTCACACACTGCCTGGCGCCGTTCGTCGCCGGCATCGACACCGAGATCACCCGCAAGCTTCTCGCGCCCGGCGAGACCCTCCGCACGGACCTGACGCCCATCACCATCGGCGACTTCCGCACAGCCGGCCGCGCCTACGCGCAGCTCGTGCAGGTCGGCGTGCTCGCGCCCAACGACGCCCGCCGGCGCATGGGCCTTCCGCCCGTCGAGGGCCTCGACACGCCCGCGCCGGTCATCTCGGGCATCACCGACCCGGCCGCCGACCAGCAGGCCGACCAGGAGGACCCGAATGCTTGAAGTCCGCTCCGCACCCATCGGCACGGTCGAAGGTCGCACCCTGACCGGCTACGCGGCGCTCTACAACAGCTGGAGCAAGCCGCTCATGGGCTCGCGCGGCGAGTTCCGCGAGCAGATCGCGCCCGGCGCATTCAACGCGGCGATCCAGAAGGGCGCGTCCCTCTGGTTCATGCACGACAGCAAGCAAATCATCGCGAACACCAAGAGCGGGACCCTCGTGCTCGAGAGCGACGAGCGAGGCCTGAAGTACACGGCGACGCTCGGGGAGAGCCAGCGCGACCAGGACATCCTCGACCTGGTCAAGCGCGGCGTCGTTTCGGAAATGTCGTTCGGCTTCCGGGTTCCGGAAGGCGGCGACCAATGGTCCGGCAGGGACCGCACGCTGAAGAGCGTCGACCTGCGGGAAATCTCACTTGTGGAGGTCGGGGCCTACGCGGGCACCTCGGCCGAGGCTCGGTCGCAGCCCGCACCCACCATCATCACAAAGGGAAACACCGTGAACATCAGGACGATGAACCTGAAGCTCGCTGAGCTTCGGGACGCAGAGAAGGCAGTGGAAGCCGGTACGGACGCGCACGCGGAGCTGCGGGCGCAGATCGAGGAAATGGTCGAGGAGCGCGCCGCGCTGCTCGCCAAGGACGCCGGCGTGCAGGTGGCCGCCACCCCCTCCAAGCGCGTGGCCGAGCGCCGCGAGCAGCAGGACGAGTGGCTCGACAGCCGCGAGTACCGCGACCAGTTCGTCGCGTGGTGCCGTGGCGGCCGTGCCCCCGAGACCCGCGACCTCCTCACGACGAGCGCCTCGGGCGTGCTGGTGCCCAAGCTCTACTCGCAGGAGATCATGAAGTACCTGGCCGCGAACACCGTGGTCCGGAACCTCGCCGACCTCCGCACCGGTGCGCGCGGCAACGTCACGCTCCGCTACAACAACCAGGAGACCCGCGCCGCGGTCACCCAGTTCTGGACCACCGAGGCCAGCCCGGCTTCGCAGGCGTACGACGGCGACTACGTCGAGGTCAACCTCCCGCCCGTCGGCGGTCTGCCGCGCAGCGAGGTGAGCCACTGGCTCATCAAGCAGGCCGACTTCGACGTCGAGGCAGAGGTGGTCGACCACCTGCAGCGGCAGATGTCGCGCGGCCTCGAGTACGGGTACACGCTCGGCTCCGGCAGCAACCAGCCGAAGGGCCTGTTCGTGAACGACACCGCCACCAACCAGGTGACGGCGTCGGCCGCGGCGAGCGGGACCGCGTGGGACGCGGCCTTCACGGTCGACAAGCTCACCGAGATCCGCTACCGCTCGCTCCCGAGCGAGTACTGGGGCTCGTCGGTCTGGGTCATGTCGCAGGACGCCTACGCCGCCATCGCGAGCCTCAAGGCCGCGTCCGGCAGCAACGTCCCGATCTTCCAGCCGTCCTCCGACGCCGGCATCACCGGCGCCGCCGGACAGACCCTCATGGGCCGCCCGGTCTACATCGCGCCCTGGGCGCCGGCGAAGATCACGGCCGCGGGCAACAACACCCCGCTCGTGTTCGGCAACATCCGCGAGGCGTTCGCGTGCGTCGAGTGGGGCAACATGGGCCTCATCCGCGACGAGATCACCCTCGCCGGCACGGGCCGCGTCAAGTTCCAGGGCATGGTGTTCGCGAACTCGAAGATCACCCGCGCCAAGGCGGTGACGCAGTTCAAGATCACGCTGACCTGATCAAACCTCCTCCATGCAGCTCGGGAGGGTGGGGCTTCGGCTCCACCCTCCCGGTTGAGGTGCCATGAGCGCGATCCCGACCAACCTCATCGACCTCCGCGCCTGGCTGAAGAAGCCTCACAACGAGGACGATCCGGCCATCGCCGCCGGGCTCCGCGCCGCTCTCTCGGCGTGGGAATCGGCGACCGGTCGCGCACCGGAGGACATGACGGAGGAGGAGTGGATGGCCGTCCGCCTGCAGGTCGGCCACCTCGAGGCGTTCCGTGGCGACGATGCGGTCACCCCGGAGCCGCACCCGTTCATTCAGACCATCCGTCGGATGCACTCCGACAACAGCATCGGATAGGTGACCCATGGCCGGCTGCGGCTTCTGGCGCGACATCTTCACGGTGCAGGCGCCGACCGCCGCCGCCGACGCCGTCGGGCAGGCGACGATCACGTGGTCGACCGTGGGCTACGTGCGCGGCATGATCAAGCCGTCGCAGCGCGAGGTCATTGACGATATGGGGGTCGCCGTCCGGACCGACCTCGAGATCGAGACCGCTTACCACCCGTCGCTCACGGCCCGATGCCGGCTGCTGCTCAGCGGGCGCGAGTTCAACGTGTCGAGCGTGGTCGACCCTGACGCCGGACGCAGGAAGCGGCTTCGCGTACTCGCCACGGAGGTCATCCCGTGAACCTCTTTCAGCGCCGAAATCAGGTCCGCCTGACGGTCGATGACCGGGCCGTGCGCGAGGCACTGGCGAAGCTCCCGGAGCGGCTGAACGAGCGCGCCCGCAAGAACGGCATTCGCCGGGCCATGTCGCCCCACGCACGGGCGCTGAAGGCCGTCGCGACCTCCGCACCCGGTCGCGGCCGCAAGCTGCACCGGCGAGCGATTGCGGCGGCGACCAAGTTCGACGTCCGCCGCGGCGGGGCTGGCCCCACGGCTCCCCTGGTGGTCCGGCTCGGCGTCCAGTACGGGCGCAAGGGCGGGGCACGCGCCAAGGGACGTCAGCGGGTGTTCCACCTGCTCGAGGGCGGATTCCGGCACTACGGCAGCTCCGGGCGTTACACGAACAAGGGCAAGGCAGGGCGAATCGGCCGGGACAAGCCGGTCATCGCCGCCACCGTCGGCTTCAAGCCGGGCAACCGCCGATTCTTCAACTACGCCCAGAGCAACCTCGGCCGCGTGATGGCAGACATCACCCGCGAGGTGCTCGCCGAGGCGCGCCGCCTGCTCGAGAACGGAGGCCGCCGTGGGACTCGTTGAGATCACCTCCGAGATCAAGGAGCTGCTGGACGCGGTCGGCGTCCCTGTCTCTCTTGGTCTCAGGACCGCCGGCGACCAGACGCCGAGCATCGTGTTCGACGTCACCAACGCCGACGCCGCCATGGTCGTTCAGGGCGTCGTGAAACAGGTCTGGAACGTCACCGCCCAGGTGGACTGCATCGCCGACAAGGCGCTCGACGCCGCGTCCGTGGCCGACGCAGTCATCGCCGAGTTCACGGGCCCGATGAATACCGGCGACTACACGCTCGTCCTGGTCGGGGCGGCCGCGGCCTCTCGCACGGAAACGCCGGATGACGGTCAGCAGGACGCTGAGCGCATCCTCTCACTCACGCTCACCATCATCGCAAGGGAGAACTAATGGCACTCATCGCAGGCTACGGCGGATCACTCTCGTTCAGCGGCCAGACGGCCGTCACCTGCAAGTCCGTCACGGTCAACCTCGAGCGCGCGTCACTCGACGTCACCCAGATCGGCGACTACGTGGAGAAGCGCGCGCCCGGCCGAATCCGGCGCTCGGGAACCATGACGCTCTTCCGCAACGACGGAGCGGTTGACAACGCAATCCGGTCGCACATGAATCCGGCCAACCTCGCGGCGGCGACGGGTGCGACGCTGACGTTCAGCTACACCGACCAGGGCTCGCAGGCCTACGGGTCCTACAACATCCAGATCACCAGCGCGTCCATCTCCGATGACGGCACCGGTGCGGCGGTCTGGGAGCTGACCTGGGAGCAGCAGTGAGCCTCGACCCGGCCAAGATCGGCAAGGCCGTCCCCCGGACGGTCGAGATCGACGGCATCGGGCCGGTGGTTGTCCGCCGGCCGCGCCTGGCGGACGTCGCGCTGTCCAACCAGAACCCCTACTGGTGGGCGGCGTGCTGCACCCTCCCGGACGGGTCGCCGCTCTTTGCGCCCGGCACCAACGTCGGCGAGCTGGACGCGGAGATTGCCGCGCAGCTCATCGAGGAGGTCAACCGGCCGCGCCCTACACACGCGCCGAGCGAAGGCTCTGGCGCATCGGAAGCCCTGAGCAGAGGATGACCATGGACGCCGGATTGGCCTCGGAGCTGACCACGCCGGAGCGATGCGAGCACCTGCTCGGGGTGATCGCGTGCGCGCTGACGCGGCGCAGGCCCACCGAGGTCATGCCCTGGCTGAAGGGAAACTTCGATGGCTGACAAGAGCATGAAGGCGGTCATCTGGGCAGAGGTCGACCCCCGCGGCGTGCAGCAGGGCGTGGCGGCGGCGAACCGTTCGCTCGAGAGCCTGAACAGGACCGCCAGCCGGACTGCGACGGCGACGAGCGTGTCCGCGGCGGTGAGCGTGATTCAGGGCGCGTACCAGCTCGTCGCAAGCGTGGTCGGGCAGGTCGACCGCCGGATGCAGGAGGTCAACCAGATGGCCGCCCGATTTAGCCCGGAGGCTCGCACGGCGCAGGCGCAGACCAAGGTCGTTCAGATGCAGCGTGACATGGCAGTGGGGCAGGCGCTCGGCCTGGACGCGGCTGCCGCCGAGAAGATCAAGCAGCGTGCGATGATGGACGAGGCGCAGCGGGCAGGAGGCATGGTCGGCGGCGTTGCCGGCTGGGAATCGTTGAAGCAGGACGCGATCACTGCTTGGGACAAGCTGCTCGAGATCCCCGCAAGGATCGCATCTCAGCCGCTCGCGAGCTTCAACACGCAGGACGATGTCGGGCGCTTCTGGTTCGGCGGGGCGACCGGCGGGGACCTCGCGAGCATGCCAGGTGACACCCGAGGCATGCCCTATGACCAGCAGCAGACCGAGCTGCTCAGGCAGATCGCCGGCTCGCTGAAGGGAGGCAAGTGATGCCCGTCACCATCATCGAGAAGCCCGAATCGCGGGTCTACAACCTGCAGCAGCCTGGCAACGAGAACACCATCGGCTGCACCTATCAGGTCAGGTGGACGCCGGCGACGGACACGGAGGCCTATCCCGGCGATCCGACCATCCTGACCAATGCCAACGTTCCCAAGCCAAGTCTGCGGCCGCCGGCGGCCCTGCACGCGACCGACGCTTGGATGAAGCTCGCAGTTTGCCGCAGCGTGTCCTACGCGCCGGACCGCGCAGCGCCGTACACGTGGATCGTCCAGGCAACCTACGGCGTGGTGCAAGAGCCGTATGCGGCGATGGGGTACTTCTGCCGGCAGACTCGAAACGCCTCGAGCAGGACCCTGGCGCAGTACCGCACCTGGACAGCCCTCCCGACCAACGGCGACGCGGCGTGGCCGCCTTCCAGCGACATCGGCGGCACTCGCGTCGACCTGAACGGGCAGCCGCGCAGGCGCGAAATCGCCGGCCAGACGATCCAGCTCGAGTACCTGTGGGACCGCACCACAGCGGGATCGACCACCGCGACCGATCCACCGTTCAACACCTTTATCACGAATCAGGGCACCCGGAACTCGGTGGTGATGTTCGGCTTCTATCCCGTCGGCTGCCTGCTCTACCGGGGATGCACAGTCACACAGGAGCAGGAGACATGGCGGCTGATCCATGTCTGGACGTTCGATGACATCAACCACCTCGAGCAGGTCCCGGTGCCGAACGCGACAGGCGAGCCGATCCTGCTGCCCGGTCTGACCGTCGCAGGTCAGCAGGTGCAGCAGGTGAGCGCCGTCGGGTGGTACCAGCCGTACCCGACCAAGACAGACCACGCTGCCATGCTGCCGACCACAATCGTCGCCGAGACCGCGCTCGCCCGTCCGGCTCGCCTATGACCTACAAGCGCCCCATCTTCTCGCAGGGCCTGTTCGGGAAGGCCAACAACGAGGTCTGCAATCTGTGGACCGAGTCGGCTGTCGCCGTGCGTGAGAACGCGGAGGGAATCGCGTGGGCACAGCGGCAGCTCGTGCGCGGCTCGGTGCAGAACGAGGCTCTGTGCGAGCTGCTGTCGGCCACCCTGATCAGCCCCAATCGCTGGTCCTACACGCTGCGCCTGTTCGTGCCGCCCGGCACCGGTGCGGTCGTGAGCTACGGGTCTGATTCCCGGTGGAACTACTCCAACGCGCTCAACCTGCGCGAGTGGCACAACACCGCGACAGTGGTGGACGGGACCGACGTCAGCATCCCGCCGAGCACGTTCGGACCCGTCGGCAGCCATTGGGACAACGCCGCGCCCGGATGGGTCACGACCGGCCTCGAGGCCAAGGTCCACGTGCGGGTGGTCTACACGACGAGCGGCACGGCGCTGGCCTACTTCGACCGCCCAAACCCGTTCCGCTGCACTGACCTCGCGAACAACCAATTCACCCAGGAGGGCGAATGAACCTTCAGCTCGCAACGCCGATCCTCGGCACCGTGATCGTGCCAGGAGAGGCCGTCACCTTCTCGTTCACGGTCAAGAGCACCGCAACCGGTGCCGCATTCAACCTCACCGGCTACACGGTAAAGGGGAACGTCGCATCATCGCAGGCATACGGATCTGCGACGTCGTTCACGGTCACCGGAACGATCGTCAGCGCGGCAGCCGGTACGGCGACGATCACCTTGACTTCCGCGAACACGGCGGCACTCCTGCCGAGTCAGTGGGGCACCTTAACGATCTGGCTTGACCACGCGACGCTCGACAGCCTGCACGTCGACACCGTCGGTTTCCGCACTGCAAACGAGGTGATTTCATGATCGGATCAATGCTTCGACGTGCCCAGTTGTCCGGCGACGGCTCGACCCTCGACCTCGACTTCACGCAGATGAGCACTTTGGCCGACCTGACGGCCCGAGGGCTGACCTTCTCGCGCTCCACAAGCGGCACGTTCATCAATGCGAGCGGCCTGGTCGCAACGGCGACCGCGGGGAATCCCCGATTCGACTACGACACGTCGGCAAATAGGCGCGGCCTGCTCCTCGAGCCGAAGGCCATCAATTTGCTCCAGTACTCCACGGACTGGAGCGTTTCGCCTTGGAACCTTCCGGCATCAATCGCATGGGACGGCAGCACCTACGCGACTGCTCCGGACGGCTCAAACACCAAGCAAATCACGGTCACCAGCGGCAGTTCGGCGGCCATTGGTCAAGCAGTTACCACCGGAACCGTTCGGACATTGAGCGTCTGGCTCCGCGCCGGCACGCTGACATCGTTCAGCGTCGGAGCGTTTGACGGTGGAGGCACCGCATGGGGCAACAACGCCGACAGCACTTGCAAGATCATCAGCGGACCGGGATCTGTTTCGCAGCAGACCGGTGGACTGTGGTTGATCACGGGACTTTCCACCACGCAATGGACGCGCGTCCAAATCTATCGGTCCACGACCTACACGACGTTCCTCGCGTATCCCGGCAACAGCAGCGGTCCAAACTCCGGCACAGCGTTCATGTGGGGGATGCAAATTGAAAGCGGAAACGGTGCCAGCAGCTTGGTCTACACGACCAACAGCCAGGGAACACGCGAGCAGGATCAGATGCAGCTCGCAAACCTGTCCAGCATTGGATTCAGCCAAACGGCGGGCACGATGCTAATTTCAGGGTACTTCGCGAAGGACGCAACTACTGCGGCGTTCCCGCGCTCGATCCGGTTCCAGGGATCGTTCCAATCGATGGCCGTGATCACCAACGGCAAGACGCTTTTCGGCAACAGCACAAACTCCACCGGCGGCGCGTACTTTGAATCCTCAAGGGCGCTGTCTGCCAATCAGATCCCGTTCAAGTTCGCCTTTTCGTTGAGCGCGGTCCCGACTCCGACCAACGCCATCGCGCACGTCGGGCTGAATGGCTCCGTCACCACCATTACGCCGGCGGTCGCATCTCCCGCGCTCATCGCTCTGCCCACATCTCTGGACTTCATGTACAGCGCAGCGGACCCGACTTTCTACCCGGCGTTCAGCATGACATCGTTCAAGTACTGGCCGCAGTACAAGACCGCCGCCGAGCTCACCGACCTGACCACCTGACATGGACTACCTACTCCGATCCACCACCGAATCCGACCTCGACGATGCTCTGATCGCCGCGGGGCTCGCCGAGGAACGCGCCGACGAGGAGGGCGATGTGACCGTGCAGCCCGTTGCTGGTGTCTCGCTAGACCGAATTGGCGCGATCGGCGCACAGGTGGACGAGGGGGGCATCATCGTGCGACCCGGCGACAATCGCTACCACGCGAACCTCCGCGTGGCCGAGCCGCTGTCCCAGGCGCAGCTCGCCGAGCTTCCCCTGGTCGACCCGCTGCCGACCGTTCCCTACCGGAGGTTCTTCGATTGAAGCGCCTCGCCGCCGTCCTCCTGCTCACCGGCTGCGCGTCGCACACGGCGCAGATCGCCTCCTCGGCCAACGATGTCCGGGCTGCGGCGGTGTCGGCGCGGTCGCACCTGTCGGAGGCCCAGCGGCACATCGACACGGTCGAGGAGGCGGCTGCCGCCGTCCATGAGCACATCGGCTACGTCAGCGATGACGAGAGCCCCCTGGTCACGAGCCTTCGGTATGCGATGGTCATATCGGTGGCTGCGGCTGCTGTCGGCATCACATACATGATCAAGACGAGGATCTGAAATGCAGACTTGGCAACTCACCCTGTGGCTGGCGGCGTTGATGTCGATCACGTTCGTCGCCGGCTGCACCTACGGCTACACGTTCTCCCGCAACAAGCACCGAAAGGCTCCCCATGCTCGCAAGCGTTGAATCGTTCCTCGGTTCCCTTTGGTTCGCCGTCATGCTCGGCATGATGGGCATGGTGGGCGGATTCATCTACTGCAAGCGCAAGAGCTCGAAGTGAGCCGCCGCCGCTGCTGCTGCGCGGGCGAGGAGCCAGGCGGTCCGTACCCGTGCCAGCCGTGCCCGCAGCCGCTGTTCCCGCCCAACCCGACCAGGTGGCGGGTGTCTGTCACTGCTGACGGAATCATCTGCGACTCGGCCGGCAGTGGGGCAGTGGCCGGCGGGACGGCTATCGACTGCAAGCGCGGCGGCTGCGGTCGGCAGACCTACCGACGGAAGGCGCTCGGGATAGATGTGTTTGCGCTTGGAGTCTGCGAGATCGCCGACCTCTGCGAGGCGATGATCGACGAGGACGCACCGACCGACAGCGGCACAGCGACCATTGAGTGGACTTTTTGCGGTGGCGTGATTGCAAACGATCAGGACTGCCCGAACCTTCCGGGATGCCCAGACGTCACGAACGTGCAAAGCCCTGCCGTCCGAATCAATTTCGTGTCGCCAAACGTCGCCTGGGACTCGGCGAATTGCACTTGGAACGCCGCAACTTCGTCAACAACGGACTGCAGAACGGCGATTGAGGTCGAGTACGAGTACTTCGACACATTCGACTATCCATACTTCACCGACAGCGGTTTCTGCGATTCGTACCAAGTCACATTCACGGTAAGGCGTACGTGGTTCTGCTACTACATGCGTCGGGTCGCGCCTGGCGAGTACTACGCTGAGGGTCAATACGCGCTCGTCCGATGCACGTACCCAGCCGGCGTCAACACCGTCGGAGCATCGGCGGCCTGCACGCTGGCCGGCGGGACCGTCTGCAGCGCGGACGGCCTGACTCCCGTGGCACCGCCAACGACATGGAAACCACCCCAGTACATCAACCTCCAGCGGCTCGGCTGATCATGGTCCCGTTCCAGTGGCAGGGCGCCAAGCGGTCGCGCTGCTTCCACGTGGTCGACGGCGAGCTCGCACCGGCTGACTGCCCGCAGCCCGGCCTGGGCGACGCGGTCGCGGCCGGAACCAAGGCGGCAGGCGTCAGGAAGCCGTGCGGCGGGTGCTTGCGCCGGCAGGAGGCGCTGAACCGGGCGACGCCTGGCTGGCTGCGGCCTTGGCTCGGCTGGCTTGCAGCTGCGCCTCTTCCTTGGCGGCACGCTCGAGGTCCTTCGCGGCCTGCCGTTCGCGCCAGCGCCACGCCGAAATGATCCCCATCTTCACGGCATCCCGGATCAGGAAGTAGCCGAGAACCAGCAGGATGACGAACAGCCAGAGGCTGACGCCGCCGATTGACACCTGAATCACCGCCGGATCTGTTGCTCCCAGAATCATGCCAAGTATGCTAGCGGTATGCCGAGGGTCCCCAAGTGGGCAAGAAAGTACCGGGAGGACGTCCGCGAGTTCGCGGCGCTGCAGTCTGCAACCGACGGCGTCTGGCGGGTCGGGACGTTCCTCGGGCCGGGCTGGTTCAACGGCTGCACCATGCGAGTCCGGATCGGCACAAGCTTCGCCCGGGCACAGGCTTACTGCGACGTCGCCAACGAGAACAGGGAGGCTTCCCGGCTGTCGCTGGCTGCCGCCCGAGAAGCGCGTTTAACGAAACGCCGGAAAGGGGTAGACCCAACATAGGAAAATGTGCTTGCAAGCACACATAATGTCGATATCGTGTACGCGCCACCGAGGAAGGCCCGATCACCAGAAGGTCTGGTAATGGCTGAAACGTAAATCACGGTGGCGTACACGGAGAGTACGCGATGGCTCATGGAAACGAGGAAGCCCGCAAGCCCAAGCGGGTGATGTTGGGGGTGGACGAGACCACGGACGGGCTGCTGACCGCCCTGGCGAAGTTTGACGGATCGACCAAGGTCCACGTGGTGCGGCAGCTCGTCCGCGCCGCGGCCCGGAACCACTACGGCACCGTCGAGGCGGCCCTCATGGAGGTTCGCCGTGCTTGAAATCGTCCTGGTGCTGCTCGGAGTCGCGGCCGGCGTCGTCGCGATGCTCATGATGGACCCCACCCACGAGGCCTGCCAGCCGGTGAAGCCGGTGGAGCGGATCGGGGGTGACGAATGACGCGCACAAGCAACGCCGGGTGTCCCGGCACCGCCGCGGACGCTCGCCGGAAGGCGGACGCGGCGGTCTCTTCGATCCCGTTTCAGGGAAATGACCTTGGCTACTGGCGCGCCCTGGCGGCGGGGCTGCAGCGCGAGGTCGACGCGATGGACCGCAAGCACGCGCTGGCGTGCGAGGTGCTCGCCATGATGTGCCTGCGGATCAACAAGGTGGTCGAGGACGCGGCAGCTGGGCGGCTCAACGAGGCCGACGCGCTGACGCGCCTGAACAACCTCGCGAGCGTCATCACCGACAGCATCCGTCGCTACCACGAAGAGCGGCGCTGACCGCACAGGAGGAGGCATGAACATGGCAAAGCGCGAGGATCAACTCCTCGCCTACGACGCTGCTCGTGCGTGGTGCGGCGAGGCGAAGCGGGCGGAATACCAATGGGACGTCGACGCGCATGCGTGGTTCACGCGCTCGGCGGCCGGCGTGTGGGAGCGCGACGCGCTCGGGCTCGTCCGGTCGCACATCATCAACGCCGCGCAGAAGGCGAACCCGAAGGACACCGGCTCGTGGGCTCGGTACTTCGAGATGGTCGCACAGGTCGAGGACGGGCTCACCTGCAGGTCATCAGATTGGGATGACCACATGTGGGCGTTCGGGGCGCCGGACGGCTGCTACGAGCTGATCGAGGGCTGCTCGGTGCCGCGCATCCTCGACATGAAGATCACCAAGCGGGTCGGCGCTCGGCCAGGCGGCGAAAGCGGCGTCTGGGAGCGTTTCCTGCTCGAGGCATGCGAGGGCGACCTCGAGGTGGTGGAGTTCCTGCAGCGGTGGGCGGGCTACGCGCTCAGCGGCAGCACGCAGGAGCACACGATCCTGTTCGTCCACGGGCCGGGCGGAAACGGCAAGAGCGTGTTCGTGGACGCCCTGCGGCACGCCTGGGGGGACTACGCCCGCACGCTGCCCATGGACGCCCTCATGGAGAGCAAGAACGACCGCCACCCGGCCGAGATCGCCATGTTGCGTGGAGCGCGCCTGGCGGTCGCCAACGAGACCCAAGAGGGCAGGCGGTGGGATGACGCCAAGATCAAGCAGCTGACCGGCGGCGACCGCATCGTTGCCCGTCACATGCGTCAGGACTGGTTCGAGTTCACGCCGAGCTTCAAGCTGCTCGTGGTCGGAAACCATGCGCCACAGATCGCGACCGTGGATGACGCCATGCGCCGCCGCCTGTGCATGGTGCCGTTCAACAACAAGCCGGCGAACCCCGACAAGACGCTGCCGGCGCAGCTGCGCGATCAGGCGGGCGGCATCCTGCGGTGGGCGATGGAGGGCTTCGAGAAGTGGGCCAAGGCGGGCGGCCTGAACCCGCCGGAGAAGATCCTGCAGGCGACCAAGGCGTATCTGGACGAGCAGGACACGGTGGGCGCGTGGCTGCAGGACTGCTGCATGACCGCCGAGACCGGCTGGTGCAGCTCGGCGTCGCTGTTTGCGTCATGGCAGAAGTGGTGCGCTGAGGCGGGCATCCACCCCAAGAGCATGAAGCGGCTTTCTGGCGACCTCGCGAGGCGCGGCATACGCCCTGAACGCAGGAAGCATGGTCGAGGGTTCGCCGGGGTGACGCTTTGCGGCCTTGGTGACGCTTCGGTGTCGGATTACGGATGGGTCGACGTATGAGTTTGGCAACTGGAAATCATCGAAAGGTGACACATGTGACGCATGTGACGCTTTTTCTGACATACGCACACACGCGCGCGCACGCGCACACGAGGTCATATGCAAACACGCGTCACCAAGCGTCACCCGTCACCCGGAGGATCGGGAGGTGAAGGATGAGGATCTGGAAATCGCCGTACAGGGCGCTGGCCTGCGAGGTCCGTGGGAAGCGGCTCCACTATGGCGGAACCTGGAGCCGGCTGAGCCGAACCGTCCGGGAGAACAACCCGATGTGCCAGCGGTGTCAGAAGGAGCCGAGCGTCGAGGTTCACCACATCGTGCCGGTCGCAATCGACCCAAGGCTGAAGCTCGACCCGCGAAACCTGATGGCCGTGTGCCGAAGGTGTCACGAGCAGCTCGAGCACGGCAGGTAGACCCCCCCGGCATGGGTGGGGGGGTACCCCCTGAGGACCGGGCAC